CCCAACGGCAACATCACCTGGGTCGACAAGGGAACGACGGTCACGCTGAATGACTACGAGTTCTTGACGATCGCCCAGTATAACTGGCGTTACATCGCGGCCAGCATCGTGCGGTTCGGCGTGGACGAGCAGAAGAATGCAGGCAAGGCCAAGATCCTTGACTACATGAACTCGAAGCTCGACAACACCGAGAAGAGCCTGATCACCGAGTTCGAGACGCGACTCGTTGATGGTGCTGGCACCGTGTCGGCGGGCACAACGACCGCGCAGGCTCAGGCCTTCGACGGCCTATCCTGCTTGGTGGCGGACGATCCGACGACCAGCTCGGGCGGCAACGGCATCGCAGTCGGCGGGATCGACTCGTCGCAGGCACAGTTCTCGTGGTGGCGCAACCAGACGAGCAACATGACGGGCTCGTCCTTCGCGACGACGGGCATCGGCAAGATGCGCACGCTGCTCAACCAGTGCATGAACAACCGGCGCGAGGATCGCCCGGACATCCTGCTCTCGGACCAGTGGGTTTATGAGCAGTATGAGGGTGCGATCCTCACTTACTACCGGACCCTGAACCGGAAGCTGGCCGACGCAGGGTTCGAGAACCAGACGTTCAAGGGAATACCGTGGGTCTGGACTCCGGCCATTCCGGGCGAAGACAGTGCCACGCCGGTTCCGGGGCACCTGTATTTCCTGAACACCAACTTCCTGTCGTTCATCTACGATCCGGCCGTTTACTTCGACATGACGGAGTGGAAGGCAATTCCGGATCAGATCAACGACCGGGCGGCTCAGATCCTCACGGCTTGCACGCTCACGACGAACCGTCGGCGCGTCCAGGGCGTGATGTTCGGCCTCAACACTGCTTGATCGGAGGAGGGACATATGGGTCAGAAACAAATCTTCTGGTCCGGCCTGACGGAGGTCGTGACCCAGAACACTTCGCTGCCGAACAACGGCGCGAAGGAGCAACTTGGCACCACGCGCGAGGAAAACCAGAACAGCTACAAGTATGTGCAGTTCAGCGGCACAACTGCGGCCTCGGCTGGCGACTTCGTGTGCTACGTGGCCAAGGGCTCGGACGGCAACGCCTTCATCGTGGACAAAGCGAACACGAACTTGGGCGCTGGTGTCGCGATGGGCGCGATCGCGTCGGGGTCGGTGCAGTATGGGTGGATACAGATCAAGGGCATGGCTACGCTCAACACTGCATTCACCACGGGTGCCGACAACAACACGATGACTTCGGTCGGCGCGACCGCCGGAACGATTGCGGTGGCCGCGGCAGTGACCAACGCGATGGTCGGCGTGGCCTACGACGTGGCGGGCAAGAAGGTTCTGCTGGACTGCCCTTACTAAGGAGGTCCGAGTGGGGTTTCTCAATCTCACTCAGTTGGTTGGGGAGGTTCAAGCGAGCCTCCTCAATCGAACTGATCTCTCCAACGATCGGTGCGTCACCGCGCTGAACTTCGCGCAGACGACGATCTCTCGCGCGCATGATTTCAAGGAACTCTTTTCCTTCTTCACGGGCAGCACGCAATTTACTGGCAACTCGTTCAACGACAAATTCGTGCTCCTGGCGCCCTTGATCAAGCACATCCATACGGCCGTGCTGATCGACGGGACCAACAGCCGCAAGCTGGTGGAGAAGCCGTGGCGACAGTTCGACAAAACGTGGCCGATGCCCGAGGCATTGGGGCGGAGCCGGCCGCAAGTGTATTCGCGATGGGGTCCCTCCATCATTGTGTATCCGGTGCCAGATGCTGTATATCCAGTGTTCTGCCGGATTTCGACGTATCCGCGCCCGTTCAATCTGACGGCGGGTCCCCTGGCCGTGTCGGATTACGAGTGGAAGGATGACATCATCCTCAAACTGGCCTGCGCCTATCTGTGGAAGGCCTTTGGCCGTCCCGACAAGGCTGACGATTTGTTCAACGAAGTCGGCCTGAACCACAAGCCCATCAGTGGTTTGCTCGGCGACGCCATTCGACAGGATCAAGAGCGTCCCGACCTCGAAATCAACATCGACGTGGACACGGCCAATCTGGGCGAGTATTGGGCCAATCCATTCATCAAGGTGAGCCCATGACCACCTTTACGTTCACGTGGAATGCAACCTTTCTGGCGTTGCCCTCAGACATCGAGGACGAGAGCCTTGGCGCCCAGCGCATCCGCGACACGAAGGCGGCCGTGGGCGAGCGGATGCGGGTGGATCATTCGCTGGCGGGGGATGCCAACGATGGTAAGCATTTGCAGGTCACCCTTCGTAACCGTGGCGCGATCACGGCGATTGGACTGGATGCGACGGATGGACAGTTCTTTGGGTCGGCCGTTGCTGGAAACACGGAACTCTTTTACCAGGATTCGAACGGTCGCGTTCTGCAACTCACGAAATCCGGTGCGGTTAATGCGCCCGCGCAGGCTCCACCTTTTGTCTCGGGCACCGTGATGTTGTTCGCGCAGGCCGCGCCGCCGACGGGGTGGAGCCTCATTCCTGGTTTGGCCGACCGGATGATCCGGACGAACAACTCGGGCGGCGGGTCCGGTGGCGTAGGCTGGGCCGTGTCAGGGCTGACGACGAATGGCCACACTCTGTCGATTGCGGAAATGCCCAGTCACGATCACGGGATCAATGGTGTCACCTTTGTGACCACCAATCCTACGGGCGGCGGTGGCGTTCAAACCGGCGGGTTTCCCGTCGGAACTTCCTCCACTGGCGTGTCCCAGGGCGGGAACTTGCCGCACGACCACGGCGGAGTCAACTCGGACGGAAACTGGCGCCCGCCCTATCTGGATGTTTTGATTGCGGTTAAAAACTGAGGAGCCCCCATGCCATACAAAGATGCCTTCCAGTGCACCAAGTGCCCCCGCTCGAACGACCCGGAAGCCGAGCGGGCCTGTCCCGCGTGGTGGGAGGTCCAGCAACGGAATAGTATCACGGAGGACTACCGGACGAACAAGGCCTGTGCCTTTGTGCTGCTGCCGCATTTTCTGATGGACCTCGGCCGGATGGCCCATATGGCAGCGGAAACCGCGGTGAACTCGCGCGAGGAAGTGCTCAAGGAGATTTCGAATGGTCGCGCCGCGTTACTTTCCCGGTGGCAATCTTACATTGCCGCTGAACCCCGACGCGCTGAAATCACCGGAACAGTTATTGCAAGCCCTGAGGGCACTCGCACTCGGCTTAGAGACGTGGAAGAGACAGGTGGGGGACGTGGTGAACACGAACCTCGCCTTTTCGGGGACTACATCGGACCGACCGACTTCGACGCAGTTGACGCCGCTTCCTAATGCGGGGGTGGGGTTTCAGTTTTTTGATACCACTTTGCACTCGCCTGTGTTCTGGGACGGCGCGCAGTGGCGTAATGGCATAGGAACAATCGTGTGAGCGGACGTTTGCTGGCACAAGGGTTCGAGGTTTCGGGGAAGCAAGGAATCCCCAACTTGCTGCGTCCAGACTATAAGACGGTCGTCGATATTTCTGGTGGTGTGAACTACAGCAAGCCACCGGATCAGCTGGCCGACCGGGAAAGCCCCGATATGCTGAACCTTGTTTACTTGAACAAGGTGCTCTGCGTGGACTTCGGGTTCAGGAAAATTGGTGGTCCCGTTTTCGGCACGCCGCAACAGGTGCTGGAATGGACCAACAACCTCGGCGTTACGTTCGACGTTTTGGTGACGACGCAACTGGCTTACACGTTGAATGCTGGAACCCAGGATTGGGTGCCCATCCCGGCCAGCGCGTCTGCCGCGCCGACTGCCAACGGCCCCGTCACCGGCGCGGGGAATAATCCGTCTATCCTCTTTACGGGAAGTGCGACGTGGACCACTGGGCAAAACGTTGCCGTGCTTACATCCGACGGACACTATCTCGTTGGGCCGGCCAGTGGCACGACTTCACCAGTGACGATCGGGAGTCCCCTGCCAGTCGGGGTGAATATTACCGGGGGTGCCTCCCTTATTGCGACGCAAACCCTTGGTGGATCGCAGAATTTCCCGATCACTTGGGTCGGCGATCCGATCAGAAACACGTTGATCTTCTCGAACTGCAAAGGCCCGTTGATGGAGTTCAACGGGACGACCTGCGTGGTGTTGCCGGGGAGCCCGCCCTTTACCGTTGCGGGACCGATCGCGCGGTTTCACAACACCTTGGTGGTTGGCGGGACGGTCGAGGGAGGAGTTACGAGGCCATATCGAGTGCGGCGCAGCGCGACCGGCGACAGCACAAATTGGACGACCCTCGATGCTGGCTTTGATGATCTGACGGACACGAATGACGGCATCGTGGGGATGGTGCTGGTCAACCCGTATTTGGCCATCCTGCGGCGGAAGAGCATCGTGCGCGCCAGCTATTATGGTGTGGGCACGCAGGTCCTGTGGTATGACTACGGTTTGACCGGGACGGGTTCGCTGGGTTCGCAGAGCTTTTGCCCCACGAAGACGGCTAGTGTGATTGTGACTGAGTCCGGCGTCTATATCTACGGCGGAGATTACGGGCTGACGGAGATCAGCCAGAATATCTTCGATGGCTTCCTGTCCTATTCGGGCGAACTCAACCCGGCACAGGAAGATGCTATGTTTCTTCAGTATGTGGAGATACTGGACGAAACCTGGATTTTCTACCCGGATCACCAGCACACGGTGCCCAACACAGTTTGGCGCTACAAGCACAAGACTGGCACGTGGTTCAAGCGGCAGTTCCCGGCGGGCTTTACCTTCGTGGGGGCGGGCCGGTTCAAGCCACAGGCAGCAAACCGATGGATTGACCTGGCGGGCACGCGCTGGATCGACAGGCACAAACCGTGGAACGCGCGAGCCAATCTGGCTAACTACCGCAGCATGATGCTGTGTGGCGCGGACAAGCAAATTTATCTCTACGACTTCAACACCACGACCACGGATGCAGGGAATGTCATTTCGTGGTATTTCGTGTCGAAGGATTATCCGCTCCCGGATAACTGGGAAACCATTGACGGCCTCGTCTTTTATGGAAAGGGTATCGTAGATCTGGTGGAGATTTCAACGGATTTCGGCAGGACTTACACCGTGCTTGGCACGAACGTGGTGCTCGGCCCTACGTGGGCGCGCCACGACGTGGACTGTTCGATCACCACAGAGTTTGTGCGGGTTCGGTTTTCGGGAACTGATCCCTCGTTCAAACTGTCGTGGTTCTCCTTCAAACACATGTTCGCTTCGGAGAGATAGCAATGCCGCACCCAATGGAAGTGCTGACCATGCAAGCCCTGTGGACCGGAACGGTGAATTTCCCCTGGACGAAACTCTTGCGAGTGATGCGGTTTCCGGAAGTCTGGATGCCTCAGGTCGAGGATGGCGTGACGGCCGACGGGTTGACGGTGGAATATCTGCAACAGCGCGGAACACCCACCTGCTTGTTTATGGACGGGCCAAAAACCCTGGGCTTTGTGGCGCTCGAGTCGCATGGGCGCGTCTGGACCAGCATGCACGTCGGGTTCAAGCCGGGCGTGCCGGGCTATGTGAAGCGGAGCAATATCCTGTATGCGATGATGTCGGTCTTCGAGACGACGGAAACGCGCAAGCTCACTGGCATGGTGCCGGAGTTTAACAAGCCGGCGCGCTGGATGGCGCGCCAATGCTTCATGCAACCTACGGGCCGGGTGACAAAGGCCTTCTTGCGAGATGGCAAACTGTGCGATCTCGTCGTTTATGGAGTGAGCAAAGATGAGTTTCCTATTCGGCAGCTCGCCTTCAGTCGAGAGCAAGCCCATATTCCTGCAGAGCAGTCTGAATTCGGGCCAAACTAACGCCGAAAACAGCCTTGTTTCTGCGCTGAGTGGCCAGGGCGCGCCGGGCGTCCCCGCGGGCAACCCGTTTCCTGCGCCCACGTTTCCCCTCACAGTCAATCCGTCGGGGCTGCAGAATACGAGTTTGGCCGCGCTGCAAAACCTCGTGGCGCCGGTCGGCGGGAACACGACCAATCCTGCGATCGCGGGAGCTGCGCCACAGGCAGCGACAAGCCTCGAAAGCATCCTGTCGGGTAGTCCGCAGGACCTCCAATCCTACTTCAAAACCAACGTGTTTGACCCACTGAACCAGGCGTTCCAGCAAGACACGTTGCCCGCGATCAACTCGGCGATGGGTGCGAGTTTGGGTGGGCCGCAGTCGACTGCCGCGGCTGACTCGGTGGCGCGTGCGACGAACAACTTTGAGAATACCCTGGCAGCCACGCAGGGCGACTTGGCGTATCGGACGGCGCAGCAGGATATCACGAACAAGTTGACCGCCGCCTCGGCTCTGCCGGGTGTGGCAAACCAACCACTGCAACAGTTGATGACGCTGCTGGGCGCCGGCGGGACGGTGCCGGGGCTGGAACAGCAGAATGTGACGAACCAGTTGCAAGGGTTCCAGGACGTGAGCGGGAACACCCAGAAGATTTTGGGCGACTTGATTGCCTTCTTGGGGCAACAGACCTTGACGCCGGCGAACCAGAACATTGCGAACGGTGGATCGAGTGGGGCGGCGGGGGGACTGATGCAAGGGGCGGGTTCGATCCTGAGCGCGCTGGCCATCGGCGGCGTGCTTTCGGACAGGCGGCTCAAAACTGACATCAAGCGCGTCGGGGAGTTGAAGGACGGCACGCCAATTTACCGCTACAGGTATAAGGGCACGCCCAACTACCACATCGGCGTGATGGCGGACGAGGTCGAGCGGAAATACCCTGAAGCCGTCAGTAAGGGCGACTACAAGACGGTGCACTACGGGATTTTGTCTGACGTGCTAGAGGACGCCTGACATGGCTGGGATTGGAAGTATACCACCGGTCATCTACCTGCCACAGGACCGGCGGGGCGAAGTGTTTGGCCAGGGCGCGGCGGCCCTCGGCAAGGGACTGGCAGATGTGTTCGCGCAGAACGCGCAACGCCAAGCCCTGACCGACTCCGCCAACATGCCGCCGGAGCAGCAGGCACAGTTCCTGATGCAAAAGCTCGGCCCGAAGGGCGCGGAGTTCGTCAATCAACTGATGCATATTAAGAGTGCGGAAGCCGAGATCGCGCGTTCGACGGCAGAAACCAAGCGCGCCGACGTGCTGATGCAGTCGGATGAGTTTAAGGTTGCACACCAACAGGAAATGCTGGACGAGCAAAAGAAACTGAACGCCGCGCGGATTGGGGCTGAACGCGCCAGCGCGGCTGGTTCCGGCGCGGCGGCTGCGATGCATATGCAGCAGATCAAGGAAAGCCAGTTTCGCCTCGAACAACTGCAGAAAACTAGCGCGTTCGAGGATGTGATGCGCACACAGATGATGCAGGATTTAGCGGGATCTTCGGGAGGGCAATCCAGTGGCACACCGCGCGTTCAACCCCAAAGCCAAGAGGGACAACCTCCAGCGGCTACGCCGATCCCAACTGACGTCAGCGGCGCCTCGGAGCGCAGCGTCTCCACTCAAGGCGATGAAGGTGCTACGCCACCAAGTGGCCAAACCGACAGTGGCGACCAGTCGATCGAGAAAACACTAGCCCTGATCCATTCGTTTGAACAGGGTGGTGATCCGACGCAGGGACAGGCGCTGAAGCCGGTCGCGCTGACAGTGGACCAGAAGCGAGAAATTCTGGCGCACATGGTGAAGAATGACTTCGCCGGCGCGATGAAGGTGAAGAATGAGGCCCAACTCCCCACGCGGACTGAAAAGCGCGACATAGGCGGCACGGGTTTTGAAGCTGAATTTGCCATGTTCCCCAACGGGACGCAGCAAATGGTGCCGGGGTCGCTGCAAGATAAGAGGAAACCGGCGGATCAGCAACTGAGGCAAATGGCCGGGGGCGCGCTGCTTTGGTCGCAAAGCAATGACATTTTGAAGAGCCTGAGCAACGCCGATCCGGACTCCTCGGGGAGTGATGTGCTGGGCAATGCGGCAGTCAAGCGATTGGACTCGCTGCTTCAGCGCGCCGGAATGCAACCGATCGGCGGCGCGGAAGTGCGTTCGTATCGGGAAGCCTACACTGCAATCAGCCAGCACAATGTGTTCGCGCTCCGGAGCCTGCTGGGAAGCCGGGCGGCGCAACAGCTGGTTAACCAGTTGCAGGACATGAGTGCGAAGCCGACGGATACGAAGGAAATCCGGAACGCCAAATTCAAGGCGACGGAGATCACCGCGGAAACCTTCATCAAGAATGAAGTCGAAACATCGATTGCTGGAAAACAGCAAGTGCCACCGGCCCTGTTGCAGGTTTACGAGAAAAAGGGCCTGGATCGGCGGTCGATGGATAGCTTGCAGAGGGAATATCTGGATACGTTCAAGGGTCTGGGAATGAAGCCCCCACCGTTGCCAGGAGGGGAAAGCGGAGATGTTAGCCGGAACACATCCGCGGGTGCGGAAGGGGATATGGTCACAATTGGGAAGCAGTCTTTCAGTCGAGCCGACGCCGAAAAGGCAGCGAAGGCGCACGGACTAACCCTGGATGAGTTGATCCAAAATGCCCAATGATCTGGATGCAATTGCGACAGCCGCGGCCAAGAAAAAGGCTGCGCAAGCAGCATTGCTGGATTTGAGCCACGGCGCGCCGGGGACGACGAGCGCGAAGGAAATCCAGTTGCCGTCCGGTATGATGGACGCGCTGGGGCAAGGGACGTTGGCGCAGGAACAGGCACCGCCGAGCCGAATGACTTATGGGTTGTTGAAGGGGTTGGCGGGACCGGCGCAGCGAGTGACGGACGCGGCGAGCATGCTGCCGGGGGCCGCTGGGCGCGCCGGATCGCGCGGCGGGGAAGAACTTCGGCAAATGATCGAAGGTATTGGCAAAACGATGCCACCAGCGGGAACGGGCGGAGGACTTGCCGAAAGTGCAGGCGAGATGATCCCGAGCCTGCTCGCGCCGGGCGGAGCCATAACGAAGGGAATTACGGCCGGACTGAGTCAATACCAGCCTGCGCCCGAGGCCGGGGATCGCCTGACCGCGAGCGCGGAGGGCGGCCTCGTGGGCGGACTCGTCGGCGGGGCGGGGGACCTGTTGTCGAAGGGCGTGTCGAAGGTCCTGAACAGCAAGGAAATCAATCGCGCGTTCGCGGCCCTGAAGGATCATGTCAGCGAAACCAACATGGCGCTTGCGCCAGTGAAAGGAGACATCAATGCGAGTATTGATTTGCGCAAAGGCGTATATCGTGGGCTGGTGCAGCAAAACCTGGAAATGGGTGACTCGCGCGGACTGATCGACATGGCGGTGAAGGGGACGGATAAGGAGCTGGCCGACCTCGCCGCGACGAAGGTGATGAACCCCGACTCGAAGGCCACGAAGGTGTTGGGGAATGTGGTGGATAAGTTCGGGCCGGTGAAGGGCCTGCCCAAGAAGTTGACGGTCGGCGGGAAGGAGTTTCAACTTGATCCCGCGGGCAAGTATATTGATCCCTCGACGGGAACCGAACTTTCGCCGCGGGTAGTGGGACCCGCCCTGGAGGCGATGGGCGTCAAAACGACGCAGGGGGTTAAATATAGCGAGTTGCGCGCGGGGGTCGAGGAACTCGACGGCTTCCTGAAGGAAGCGAAGCCGGGTCGTTCAACTGATTTGGTTACGCAGGCTCGTGACGTCCTCAAACGGCGGCTCGAAGAGGCCACTACGCCAGAGATGCGTAGGGTCCAGATGAATGCCTCGCGCTTCTACGATAAAAATCTGGCAGAGTTTGATAAGCCAGGCATACGGGAAGTGCTGACCGAAACTGACCCACTCACCCGCGCGAACAAGGCACTTGATATCGCGCTCGGCGGCGACAAAGAAGCAACGAAAACGGTCGCAAAACTCATACCGCGACCCGAACTGGTTCAGCGTGCGGCTGTTCACAAAGCCCTCGACCAGGCATTCGAGAAAAAAACAGGCCAGATTAACGCCCAGAAATTCTTCCAATTCTTTGAGGACCATCCCACGATCGGGGCTAATTTCTTCGAAGCCGATACAAAGGAAATGCTCGGTGGAATGCGAAACCTGCTGAGACATGATGCTCTCACGCACGGGGAAAGCGCGGCGCCAAGTCTTGCTCATCCTACGGGTTCCTTCGGATTGGCGATTGGGTTGAGCGAGATAGTGCAAGGTCGGGTGAAAGAAGGATTGTCGCTGACGGCCGGGAGTCTGGTGGTTAATCCGGCCTTCAAGTATTTGGAAAAGATGATGGTTAACAAGTGGGGGAGAAACCTCTTACTTGCGGCGAACCGGGCGCGCCCGGACAGTCCGCGAATGGCGCATTTGGTCCAGGCCATGACCCGCCGGTTCGGCGCCGTTGCTGGTGCCGAGACCGGACAGGAAATGGGCCAGCCCTAGTATTTCTTACCGTCGGGCTTCGCGCGGTTTTCGAGTTGGTGGTCTGGGCGTGTCTGGTTGTAGCGCATCTTCGCCAGGAACGCATCGCCCAATCGAAGTTGCTTCGCGCCGGCCGTGTCGAACAGGCGGATTAGCAGGTCGGCGAACTCTTCCTCGACGGCGGTAAAACCTGGGATTTTGTCGCTGAGAAGATCCTTGCGATCGCCCTCCAAGGCCTCGGAAAGTTCGCTGTGCATGAGCGCGATGAGCTCGCCGAAGTTTCGCGGCTTGGGTTCTCGCGTTACTGAGTCGAGCCACCAGCCCGCAGCGTTGTTCGCGAGATGGCACAGCGCGCTCAAGTCATCAATGCGGTGCCCTGCTGTTGAGAGCATTCGCTGGTAGTTCGTTTCCATGAAGGTTTTGGCGGTTGCCCTGCTGTAAGGAGTATGAATGTCGGTCACTTCGAGGGCTCCTCGGCTGGGGCCGGCGCGTCGGCCGGCGGTGGACGGGTGGTGAGGGACTTCATCTTGACTTGCAGTTCCGCCAATTCCTTGTTCTTGTCGGCCAGCGCAGTGGACAGCGCGCCGATCCGGGACCGGAGGTCGAGGTTGTCCGCCTGCACGTCCCGAATTTGAAGAGTCATTTGGGATAGCATCTGGGACGAGATTAGATAGCGCGGATCGGACAAGACGGGATCGGGCGCGGGCGCAGCCGGCTGGGCCGTGGCGACGGCCATGCAGGCGGAAAAGCCGGCTGCTAGACCCAGACTGAAGCAGAAGATTTCTCCCCAGATTTGCTTACGTATGGACGGGTGCATCGACGAGTTTCCTTTCGATTGAGTCGTTGTAGGCCAGAATTACATTTGCGCCGACGGCGCGCAGTTCGATCAGGCCACTGGCCAAAAGCCCGTTCAAACATTCGGTGAAGGTCTGGTAGCCCATCTGCGTCATGAAGCGGTGGTAACATTGGCTCTTGGAGAGGGGGCCTGCCGCGCGGATGTGGGATAGGACGGCGATTTGCTGCGCGACGATGGCCTCCTTGTTCATCTCGCCGAAGACGGCGAGCATGTTTTCTTCGAGTTTCGTGATTGCTGCGTCAGCTTCCTCCATGTCGGTGACAGTAATCGAAAGCGTTGATCGGCGCGCCAGAGAAAGAACCATTGCGGTTTTGTGAAGGTGTGTTTGCTTACGAGCAAAGTAACCTCCAAAACGGGCGTCCGATCTAAGAGGGTTATCGGATGCGTTGTGACGAACATACCAGTCGCGTCCCCATTCGTGAGCCTCAGGGGTGAGAAGCATGGGGCCCTGCAGCGTAGCGATGTGTTCAAGATCTGCAATAAGTCGGTCTCGTGAAGGAAGTCGGCCACGGTCCATTCGATCGCTGGGATATGGAACCAACTGGCGCTTGTGTTCGGCGTAGACAAAAAGGGCTCGACTGGCAAACCCGCCGGTGATGAAGAAGCCGGAGAAGTTTTCTGCGATCCACGACGGCGTGGTGCAGCCAAGGAAGTTGAGCCAGGGGTTGACGATCGTTTCCGTGCCGTCCTTTTTGGTGGTTTTCTCGAATGGGTCATCAGGGCAGTCCCATAGGTGCGTTAGCAGGTTGATGATGCTTTGGTCTCCGGGCTGGAGGAGATTGCCAAGCTCTGACGAAACCAGGGTAACAGAGCACATTGGTTCGAAGGCACCATCCGGCAACTGATAATCTTCTCGGGCATCTGCGAGGGCAGTGACGAGAGCTTGCCAAGTGACAGTATCTGGTCCGAATTTGATACCTGGAACACGCCGGAGTAGGGACATCCCAATATTGGCCGTGGTGGATTTGCTGACAATTCCGGGTGGTGCCACGAACATGATAAAGAAATTGGGATACCACTTAAAATAGCCCATGTCAAAGAACACTCGCCGCCGGGCCGCTCCTGCAAGCACGGAGATTGCGGTCCAGTAGTGGAACGACTCCGGGCTCTCCGAGTGGCGAGTGTATTCCAGATATGCTTCAATCCAGTCATCGTGTTGCCGGGCCACACCACTAGCGTCCTTTCTCGAGTTGCTGGACACGCACTTTCAGCCGACCGATTTCATGTGAGGCGATCACGTTGAAAACGGTTTGCGCGAGGAAACACAAGAAGAGTGCACAATAGGTTACCATCACGCCACCTCCTTCACGTCGCCCCAACTGACCAAACTGGAAGAAATCTCCACCGGCATCTCCATCGGGTCGGGGTAAGGAATGGTGAAGCCGTAGGACACGGACTTGATTTCCTCCAAATCGACCTCCGCGTCGTCGGCCTGGAAGGTCACGCTGTCGTGCGTCTGGTTGGTGATGAGGATGCGCGAGCCGAAATGGTTGTCGAGTTTGACGATGAGCTTGTTGATTGCGATGGCGGTTGTGCTTTGACCGATCCACGCCAGGGCCTCGGGGAGGAGGTCCTCGACGCGGTCGAAGTAGTGGCGGCGGAAACCCCAGATATTGGAAACGAACCGGCGCGTCCGGAGCTGGTTGTCGACGCGCCTGTGCCAGTCGGGAATGCCGGGATGCTTGAAGAACCACGATTGGATAAACACCTCGGCGGCCGCCGTCGTGATGTTGAGGTGCTCGCCTAGGGTGCGGGCCTTGCAGCCGTAGTCCGTAGCGTGGACGCCGGTCTTGGCCTTGTGGCGCAACGGCCTCAAGCGCTTTTCCGTTTTGAACAAGCCGAGGTGGAAATCCGCGGGATCGAAGCCGAAATCGTGTGCGACCTCGGGCCACAAGTCGAGGGCGTTGAAGGAGTGAATGTCGATCCCGGCGCGAAAGGCCGACTTGAGCGCCTCGTCGTTGGCCTCCCAGGCGACCACGCGCGCATCCGCGCCCTTGAGGTCGAGTTCATAAATCCGGAGGCCGGGATCGGGGATGAACATCTTGCGGATGTTCGGAACCATCAGCTTGCTCATTCCTCGTCTCCCTTAGTCAGGTTTTGAAGATTGAAACCATAGCCGAAGGCATCAGTAGAACTGGACAGTCGGAAGGTTTCAGCGCCGGCAAGGTTATAAGTGCAACGGGCGCGTCCGTCAGCGGGCAACTGCGCTTCGAGCACGTTACTGAGAGTAACCCTGGCCGTTCGAACGTCGGCAATCCGTTGCAAGAGGGGTTTGAGCACAGGATTTCGACGTTCGATCTTTTCGAGAGCTTCAGCATCCAGTGTGGGCGCGCCGGTTTTGCGGTTCTTGAGAACAGGGAGGCGAAAATCCCCATAAAAGAGGTCCTTCATTTGGTCGGACGAGTTGACGTTGAGGGGGTGGCCGAGGACTTCGGTGAACCACGCATTGGCCTTGGTGATGTAGTCCTCGAGTTCGGCGCGCATGCGCGCCCGCCGCTCGAAATCGACGCGCGTGCCCCGCAGCATCATTCGGAGCGCGATGGGAAAGAACTCCATTTGGAAGTTGTATTGGTCGCGCAGCCCCATCGCGTCGATTACTCGATTGAGGGTATGGAAAACTTCGAGGGTTCGAACGCAATCCTCGCAGTTGTAGGTCCAGTATCGATCCTCATCACCCACTCCCCCTGCGTTCCACTCTTTACCATCATCCTTCCAATAGCGGTGATATGTGCAGTACAGGGACGATAGAAAGTCAAGTCCTTTTCGGAGCCCCGGAAATGCAGTATGCTGCATGAGCATTGTGTCGTCTCGGAGGTTCGGCAGAAAACCGTACTGCCGGGCGAAGTATTGGAGGTCGTAGGCCCCGTTTTGAAAAATAACTCGAGCCCGCGGGTGACAGAGGACCGAACGAATTTCCGGTATAAGGAGGGCTTCTTCGCTGGCATTCCAGTATCCTTCTGGTCTTTCGATGCACATGAGAGGGATGCACAAAGCATCTAGGGTTGTCCACGCGATGCCGATGCACGCAATCTGGCCGCCGCGAGTTTCGATATCCGCCGCAAGCGGAAGTCCGGTGTCTGGCGCGCGATCAAGCGCCATCCGCAACACGTGAAGCCGATAAAGAACTTCTTCGAGCGATGGCCGGATAAGGAAGTTCCAATTTGGTTTGATAAACGCATTTGGCTTGTTCCATCGGCGCAGGTCCTGGAGGGCCAAGTAGCGGAGCGGCCACTCACGGAGGATAGCGGCGGGGTTGACGGTGGGGAGGACGGCGGTGAGCGGGCTGGGGGTGGTGGCGGCAGTCATGGCGCTGGCGCGCCACTTCATGATCCCGGTTTCACCCGTCAGAGCCCACAGCGCGGTGCCGCCAAGGGCGATGACCAGTTCTGGGTTGGCAGTTTCGCTGAAGAAAGAACCCAGAGCAGCAACACCCTCGCGGACGGGTTGGTGCACGTATCGGCCGAGGACGATTGGCAAACCTTCTGCTCGGCCGGCGGTTTTGGTGGGGAAGAAGTTGGAGATTTCACCCTTGGGTGGCCTTTCGTGGCAGACATTGGTGAGGAAGCAGCTGCTGCGGTCGATGCCGACCTCGCGGAGGAGGTTGTTGAGCAGATGACCGCTCGTGCCGGAGAAGGGACGGCCAGTGGCCACCTCCTCCGCGCCGGGCGCTTCTCCAATGACCCAAACAGGGCGGGACGGAGAACCTTCGATTATTTGTTTCACCTTTGGACCCCATAGAAACCGGCATTGTTAGCCGGATGACATTGGCCAATGTGCGCCCCTAACAGCGCGCTGGGCCGGTCGCAGGAACGGCGCGCCCCCGGATTACTCCGGGGACGGACGGGGTTCCTGGGTGCGTTGCCGAACTTGCCCTCGCATTTTGGAGGATCGAACCGTGATCTCCGTTTGGACGGGTTCCCAGCGCTCGCCTAGTCGTTCGCTGGCAATGCCGATCGCATCCTCCGCAATATCGTATGCAGTAGCCCGACACTGAAGAAATGTTGCGGCAGGGAGGATAGGACCGCTTCCGCAACAGGGATCAAGGATCTCATCTCCTGGAATGACGCTTCTCTTGAGGAGCTCCCAGTAGATTTGCACGGGCTTGGCGGCGGCTCGGGTGTCGCTGGCGGGTTTGGGCGCGAAGATGACGTCGGGTTCGAGGGTGAGAACCCTCTTATTGCCCTTATTCGCGAAGAGAACAAATTCGTAGGTATTTCGAGGGCCATGCTCAGGCCGGGGGGCAAGTCCCTGGTTACCGCCTCTAAACCAGATAAGGGGTTGGGGCCAAACATCCCAACCAGCAGAAGTAAACATTCGTCGAAGTAAGTCGAATTTGCCTCCGCTAGGCGAGCAAAAGAGATATAGGTGAGCTTGCGGCTTACAAACTCGAAATCCATCCGATGCAAGGCAGTTGTGAATTCGTTCGAAGACTGCCATGTCATCGAGATACGAGTGTCGCCGGGTCGCGTCACCGTTAGCCCATAGATGCGCTCCAACGCCCCAGGGGGGATCGGTGATGATGGTGTCATAGACATTGGCGGGGGTCTCCGAAAGGAACTGGGTGCAGTCACCGAGGCGGATGATGTGGCCAGAAGTTTCGCTGGCTTGGCGAAGGAACCGGCGGGAGAGAGCGACGCGATGCTCGTCCTCCATCGTGGTTTCGATGTGTTTGAGGGCTTCGGACCGGGATTTGCTGTTGGCAACGCGCGTGTCGTCGGGGTGGTTGCGGAGCCAGGTTGCGACAAGGATGTCCGCACGAACGTCGTTTACCTCGGCGCGGGAGGGTTCGGCGGTGCTGCGGATTTCCGCTGCGGTTTCCCGGAGCGACTGTTTGGGCGGGTCGATGCCAGGGAGGGTTTGGAGTTCCTTTTGCTGCTGCCGCAACTCGTGGAGACGCGCGGTGGCCTCGGCCTTTTCTTGCCAGGAGATGTCGAGGCGGACGGTGTTTTCCTCGAGTTCCGCTTCGAGTCGGTCGACCGGCGACAGATCCTTGATATCCAGCGTGCAAATGAGACCTGGTCGGAGGGTTTTACCATCAGCAACGTGATTGAGGCCTCGTTCGGCGATGATTTGTATTGCTCGAAAGCGACGCTCGCCGCAAAGCAAAGTTCCTGTTGCTTTGTCAACGACAGGCGGATGTAGCAGTCCTTTAGGACTAAGGATTGAGGCAACGAGGTCCTCCATTGCTTGCTGGGGGAAGTCCTTGCGGATGCGCTCCTCGGGAACGCGAATGTCCGCAATGTCGCGGATGGTGCTCAACGGCTGGAGCCTCCGGAAGATTGTGCGAGGATGATGGAGTTGAGACGGGCAGTGATGTCGTCAACGGTTTCGCTGACGGTGAGGACGGCGTGGTCGAGGGTGAGGTAGACGTCAGTGGTGCCCGAGGGAATCCACTCGTCGTCGTCGCGGTCCTCGAAGTGGGGGCCGTAGTGCGCGATGAGGTCGGCGCGCACGCGGATGGTATGGCTGGCGTGGGTCGGCAGGTGGAGGGTGATGAAGAACACGGTTGGAACTCCTGGGAAAGGTGGTGGGGCTTTTGAGGGCCCCACCGAACACGACGGAAATCAGCCGGCGATCACGGCCTTGACGCGCGCAACGGGGTCGCCCGTGTCGGCACGAGGCTCGTGGACGACGCTGACCTTGGCCATACCGCCCACGAGATGTGCGGGTGCCCACGGCCGACCGGCGCGTTGCTGGCCGAGTGCTTCGCGCAAGCGGCTGAGCGGCACGTTCTTGTTCTTGCCGAAGTCGAGCGCGCCGCCAGGCGTTAGATCGAGGAATAGGCCCTGACGCACGATCAGCTTCTTGTCGCCCTCGGTCTCGGTCTGGCGACGGGCGTCCTCGTCGAGGACGTTCCAGTTCACGTCGAGGGTGTAAAAGGTGCGGTTCTCGCCGCCCTTGTCCGTTTCGACCTTGCGGGCCTGCACGGACTCCACCTGCGCGTTCCATTCGCCGATGGGGCAGGGGTAGTATTTGGTATCGCCAACGGACTCGGTCGAGGTGCCGAGGAATTGTTCAGCATTGAAAGTTGAGTCGCTCATTGCGGTCATTACTCCTTGGTTGCCGCGGTCGCTGCGCTATCACCGTGCGGCTTCGGGTGATAGTGTTCCATTATGGTCTTGATGACCATGAGGGATTGGTGAGTTTCCTTCGCATCCATCTCGGTTTCGAAGGAGATTATCCGCGCCGATCCGCCGGGGCGGTTCGAGGGGATGATCGTGATTTGGACAACTGCCATCTGCGTTTTTCCTTTTCGTTTTCCAGATATTCGTCCAGGAACTGGCCACCCAGGAGCCCGTTTTGGAGATCACTTTCGTAGGCTTCAAGATGCTCGACGCAGATCTGGTGGATCAAGTGCCATGGAAATTTCCCATGAAAGCCCTCGGCCATGCGCGCCTCGTGCCACGCGCGGGTTTCGGCGGGAGTGGGTTTGCGACGGCGGCGCTTCATGGCGTGGCCTTCGGGGGCAGGATGGGGTGTGGGGCGCGCCGAACGTCAGCGGCCCACAGCGCAACAGTCTGGATACCGTGGGACACCCCCATCAGGATTGCCCCGAGGGCCACCTCCACATAGCCGGGGACCTCGAGCCCGTAGCGGACCTTCACGAAGTAATCCGCCACGATGACGATGGCAGCGCCGGTGCTGAGACTGGTAGCGGCGCTGGGTTCCTGACGGATGGTCGCGGTGGACCCGTCGCGCGGCGCGGTTGAGGTGTCACTCATATTAGTCCTCGTTCGTTGGCCAGCCACGTCGGCATGGTCATGGTCTTGCTGTCGGGGTCCCACTCGCACTGAGACTTGGGCAGCCATACGAGATCGTCGCCGTGGGCGAAGCGCCACGCCTTTTCGGTCTCGGCCATGACGCGCCCGTCCTCGATGTCGATGATCTCAGCACCCTTTGGAGGCATTTGAGGATTCCTTCGGGGGGAGTGTGGCCAGGGAATGATTTGAGCGCTCATTTCAGTTGCCCGAAGTCGGGTTTGATTTTGTCGGAGAAGGGGAGGCGCCGGACCTTCGTGTCGACGTTCGCTTCGGTTGAGGACCAGAAGAATTCCGTGCCGGCGCGGTGGCAGTAGACGACCTCGTCAAAGAACCGAGGGATGCGGGGAGCCAGCTTGCGCCC